TATTTTAGAATCCGGTAGCACCGTTTGCGGTCTAACCTTTAATAACATTGTTGACCTAAAGCTGCAATATGAACTCAAAGGGGGATTTCTGCCACCGACTTCAAAATCAATTAAAGATGCGTTTCAAGAAAGAAAAGAACCCAAAAAACCCAGGATGTTACTTAAGGTTGTATATCAGGAGTTGGATTATCCTACAAGGACCGAAATACTTGGAAGTAAATCAGATCCTCAAACATCAGAGAAAGCGCAAGTTCGGGCTGTTCAGTTAGCTGCAAAAGGGTTAGAGTTTAGATTTTTTTATCAAGAGGAACGCACAGATTAAACATTAACTAACAAACTCCGGGTTCTCCTTCGGTAGGCATACCGGGGGGGACGAATAGATAAGAATAGCCGTGTGGGGCCACACCTCCACATGGCTTTTTTTGTGCCCGGAGCTAAATTTTTCACGTTTACGGGACGTAAACCCGGCTAAAAATCACTCTTAGGAGGCAACAAAATGGCAGATGAAGCAACCACGGAAGAGACGCAGGAAGAGACCACAACCGAGGACACCCAAACCGGTACGGATGACGAGACATCCGGCATAGCTGAAGAGACCGGGGAATCAGCAACCTCAGATGAAACCGTTGACGATCCAGCGGCGGACCCGGGCAAGAAAGGCGGAGTCCAGAAAAAGATCGATAAGCTCACAAAACAGCGAGCAGACGCCGAGAGAGAGGCAGCATATCACAAAGGGAGAGCAGACGCGGTTGAAGCTTCAGTCCAGCCAAACGACGAACCTGAAGACGATGAGGGACTGCACGAGTATGATTTCACCTCTACCGAGGAGTATGTCAAGGCCGAAGTAGCTGCTGGCATTAAAAAAGGCATTGAGGGCATCCAGGTTGAAAATTCCCGGAAAACTCAATCCGACCAGGCCGCTGCATCTGAAGTCGTTTTGGATAAGGCTAGAGAGAAATATGATGATTTTGATGCGGTGGTCTTTGCTTCAACCGGGGTTGTAACCAATCCGGAAATCCTGAAAGTTCTTCAGACCACAGGCGATGCTATGGGAGACCTGCTTTATTACATGGGATCAAATCCCAAGGAATCCCAAAAAATCAATGCTATGTCTCCAATGGCTGCTGCTGTCGAACTCGGAGCAATCAAGGCGAAACTTATGACTAAATCAAAAACACCACCAAATAAAACTAACGCACCCGACCCACTAAAACGAGTCGGAGGAGGCGGGGCTTCTAATGCAAAAACCGAAGATAAGATGAGTCAAGAAGAACTATTTGCAAAGTGGGAGGCCACCCGCATAAAACGTCTCACAGGGGGGTGACGGTGTAGACACGGAGGAACATTGAATTATGGCAAATGTAACTTTAACTCACGATATGTTGGCCCGACGACTTTTGTTGGACCTGAAAAATCAATTAACCTTTTCACAGCATGTTTTCAAGGGGTATCGGGCGGAATACCATGCGGTTGGGAACTTTAAAAAGGGTTCTATCGTTAGGATTCAGCTACCTAACAGGTATAGGGCCAAAGATGGAGCAACAATTGACTTGGTTGAGACTGAAGAGCGGAATGTCACGGTTGAGGTTGATACCCAGAAGCACGTTGCCTTGCGATTCACCATGCAGGAATTGACTTTAGACATTGAGGAATTCAGCAGAAAGCATCTTGTTCCTGCGGCCATTGCCTTGGCGAATAAGGTTGATAATGATGGCCTAGCTCTTTACAAGGACATTTATAACCATGTCGGTACGCCGGGAACCACACCCAAAACTTATGGCGTGATCACCAAAGCGGCTGAAAGGTTGGACAATGAGGCGATCTTGCCCCAAGGCCGGAATGCTGTCTGGAGTCCGGGGGCCACCTGGTCTTTGGCCGATGGGGAGCTAAAATCAGTTTTCGACCAGCAAAATGTTAGAAAATTGACCGAGCAAGGTTTTCAGGGCCAAACATATGCAGGCATCGATATGTTCATGGACCAGAACGTCAAGAGCCATACAGTCGGCACTTATGGAGGTGCGCCCAAAGTTAAAACGGCATCTTCCGAAGGTGATACCAGTATTGCCTTGAAGGAGTTTAATGCAGCGGACACCCTGAATGATGGCGATATTATCACTATTGCAACAGTAGCCGGAGTTAACCCGATCAGTGGTGATGCCTGGGAAGCCGCCCAATTGAGACAGTTTGTTGTCACGGCGGACGCCACAGCAGACGGTTCTGGTGATATGACCGTCTCCATTTCGCCGAAAATTTACAGTAAGGATGCGAATGAGGATTTTCTCCCGATTCAGACTGTAGTGGATTTACCAGCGGTCGGTGATGAAGTCACGATTGTAACAGGAGCGTCCGGAGCGAAACATGCTCAAAACCTGATTTTCAGGCCCGAGGCTTTCGCCCTTACCATGGTGCCATTCGAGAGGCCCCGGAGTGCCGGACAATCAGTATCATGGGCACAGGCCACGGATGAACAACTCGGATTGAGCATCACAATCGCTGATGGTTTCGATATAGATAATTACCGAGAAACCACGAGGGCTGATATACTTTACGGTTGGGACACCATACAGCCGGAATTTGCGGTGAGGGTTACCGGGTGAATTGGTAGTTATATCAGCCAGTTAGCTCTGTTTTGCATCTTTTTCGGGGTTTAGTTGTGAGGGCTTTACTGGGAGACCAATTAAGTACCTTGATTCTATCCCAGAGAGTCCCATAACAAATTCCGGTTACTTCTGACCATTCCATTAGGCATAGGGTTTTACCATTATGGGTTATCTTGATATTGGAAGATCTATTTCGGGATTGTTCGGTAGGGGTGGAAAATCGACAGTTGCTTGGCTCATAATTGCCATCATTGTCTATTCTATCTATCTGCAAGCCTTTTTTGTATATTTTAGATATATCGGCAATGAAATTATTGAGATCATGCCATTCTTCGCAGACCTGAATGCCACGACCACCATAATATTCATAACGTTTGTCTTTTTCGTTATAGCATCTAGACATCATGTGGCTCCACATCGGATAGAGATGATGATCCCAGTTACCATGTTTTACGGCACTCTCTATCTGAAGGCAACCGCAACTCCTAATGTTACCATCTCTCATGCCATCAAGCCGAACTTTCCAGATCTTTTCATTGCCGCAATCACATTTACATACAGCGTAATAGCGAAATGTCTTTGGAATTTTGCCTATCGCAAGAACGGTCAATCGGTTGAATTTATCTCCAACCTTTACGAGTCGAGATTCCCAGGGAATAAGCCCATATTGCGCAAGGTCTATCATGATATTGCCTCCTTTTTTGTTGATTACGGAATACAATATCATGGGTTACAGGTTAACGCAACAAAATATTAAAAAACTTTTCAGGAGGTAAAACATGAGAAATAAACTAAACAAACACCCATGCTGGGTCGCCATGGTGACGGCCTTGCTGATATTTACTGCTTTTATTGGATCAACGGTAATCGCCGGGATCAGCGACAGATCAAGCAAGATTGATCTGGTCAAAGATCCTCACAACTATATTCGTATGCCCAATATCGGGAAGCCGAGTCGATTTCTTCGACCTGATGTTCGAACCAGGCCTTTTGATGCAGCACAGGCTTTAGTTTCCGGTACGACCAATCCTGGCCAGACAGGCAGGAATCAATACAACACCCCTGCCTCGGAAGAAGCCTGGCTCGGTAATGATGAAGGCAATCTGATGTACAAAGGCGAGGTCCAACTTGCCATTGCCGGTCGAACCGTTATTATCGATAGCGTAAAGGATTTGACGACACTTGGTGGAGAGACATCTGCATCCGGAAATAGCATTTTCTTCATGGATTGGGGAAACCACTATATTGTGGATCTCTGGAGCATCGCGTTCTCTGGTGGAACTGATAGCCCTGTCGCTGGTACGACCTCCTTTCCCGAGAGTGGTATATCTGGTATTTTCCGATCTGTCTTGCAAAAGGATGATCAGAAAACCATTACCGTTGAGATTGCACAAACGGGTAATACCGGATTTGTCCATTTACTGGCAGGTGCAACTGTTTTTACAGTATGGGCTCCCTTAAACTCCGGAGCAACTACTTATAATGGTGACCCAGGGGCCGGGGTGACAAATATCAATAATGGAGATAGTGGCGTTACTCACCAAACCATGATGATTAGCCCGAATCAGATTACAAATGTGACTGATGGTGGTGTTGACTTATCTGTCCGGTTTTTGGGTGATAAGAAAACATGGAAAGCCCAGTATTTAGCAGGCGTCAGCGTTATTCCGGTCGAGGAAACCATTGTTAATGATAACGGAATGGTTGAATTATCGGGGACTACTGTGGGCGGTTATACGATCACCGGACCTGCTCAGGGTAAGAGTTTTATGCTCGGGACATCTGTGTTTGTGGGTGATGCTGAAGCCGGAAAAGAATGCCCTGTTTGTTCAGAAACTGAGGGTGGGGTAACGGTTACGATTCCAGGTGTTGTAACAGCAATCATGGATGGATGGGAATTCACTGTTATTCATAATTTTACGGCAGGATCTACCAGTGCGGCCTCTTCGTTTGTGGTCTATGCAGGAGGTTTGCCTATTGTGGATGTCAGCGCGACTACACCATTTGCTGGGAACACGAACCTAGATCCGGATGCACTTGGCGATTCGATAACCTTTATAGCGGATTACGATTCTGAAGTCAGTTATTGGGTTAAATCATCTCATATCCAATAATCTTTAATCATAACCTTTAACCGGGGGGAGGGGCTTGCTCCCCCTTCCCCTTTTTTTATAAGAAATATGGGCGAACTTATAAACCTATACGATACCGTAGCTACCTGCCCAGAATGTGGATGCCAAGAATGGTATATTCATGTTGATGGATTTGGGGATGATTTCAAGCATGTCACAGCCCATGCATGTGCAAATTGTGAGTATAAAGTCGATATTGAAATCATAATAGAAAGAGAAGAGGTAAAATCATGACTTACGAATGGAAGAAAAACGAGGTAGATCGGTTCACCGGGATTCCGTTTTCCAAGGGTCCGAGGGTCAACCTCGAAAAGGATGGGGTGAAAAAGAAATTCGTTACCCAGGAGACCGTGGACGCGGCCTGGGCCGATGGCTGGCACGAACCAGGGAGGCCGGAGACGGCGGATGCGATTAATGGTCATGATGATAGCTTTGACACCATGGACCATAAACATTTGCAAGACGCCTGTGAGGATCAAGGGGTTGAATATGACAAACGTTGGGGAGAATCAAAACTGCGGATAGCTCTCAGGGCTCAATTCCAAGGAGATGATTAAATGGCCACAGCCCTAAACCTCATAACAGACGCCTTCGAGGAGGCCCGGGTCTATTCCCCAGGTGAGTCCATTCCCAACGCGAAATCAGCGGCCGCCCTGCGAAAACTAAACCGTATGCTGGAATCCTGGTCAAACGAGAATTTCCTTCTCCATTTCCAAACTGAGGAAACCCTGACTCTCACGGCCGGCCAGGCAAGCTATACGATAGGGACGAGCGGAAGCCCGGATTTTAACACCGTGAGACCCCTGGAGATCCTGAAAGGAACCTTTATTCGGCGCACATCGACCCTTGATGAGCCCCTAGCCGTTAAATCATTCGAGGAATACCGCCTGAGACGCGATAAGGCGAGCGGAAGCGTGCCATGGTGGATAAGTTACAACCCAACGTACCCTAATGGTCAGCTTGTCCTCTGGTGGTCTCCTGACAGTGCTTATGCGCTCCATTTACTCAGCCTCAAGGCATTGACTAACTTTTCAGACTTGACTACCACTGTCAGCCTGCCTCCGGGATATGAAAGCGCTATCGTGTACAACCTGGGTCTGGAATTGGGGCCGGTATATGGTAAAAAGATCAGGCCCGATCTTGTGGCCCTGGCAGCCAGGGCAGTCAGAGTGCTGAAGAATCGTAATGCTCAGAGAATACCCCCAAAACAGCTTGAGGTGGGATCTTTTACTCGCAGGCATGGGCGCTCGAATAATATCAATAGTGGACCATTTGCATAGGAGGAATTATGGCACATGAAAAAACAATAACGGTTGGGTTTGGCATTGGTGGGACAACTAGATTTTTCAATATCCCTACAGTCCATAAAGGCAAAACCATGACTAAGCCGCAAGCGATAAAAAGATTTAAGGCCAAAAAACGAATTGGCAAAGGCTTCGGATCAATTAAAGAAGCAGTTCAAGCCGCTGGAAAGAGGTCAAGGGGGACCAAATAATGGCTAAAAAGAAATCAACAACGAAATCAAGTAAGGTAGAGACGGCAGTCCCTACGACTTTATCAAAAAGCGTAAGGATCGAGAAAATATCGAACGGATTTGTGATTTCCACTTTCACTGATAAAGGTGAAAAGGCTGCTTTCGGCAAAACCCGCAAAGATGCCGAGAAAATAGCCCTGAAAATGCTGAAGTAAGGGGGATGATATGCCCTCAAACCGCCGAGAAATACCGTTCACCGGACCCTCTTATCAGAGCGCCAATACATTCCTGAGCAATCAGCAATGCATTAATTATTTCCTGGAATCCAATCCATCGATAAAAGGTGTTAAAAATGTCCTGCGAGGCGCTCCCGGCCTCAAGCAATGGGTGGATGTGGGCACGAATGCTCCTAACAGGGGAATGCTTGAAATAGATGGCAATCTGATAGTAGTGAGCAGTAACAAGGTGTTCAAGATCACGCCTAACCGCACTGTTACCTTGATATCTAATATCCTGGATATCAAGGATAGCGCCGTCAGCATGGCCGAAAACGGCGTACAGATTATGGTCACAAATGCTGCTGGTAGTGGATATATTTACACGGCTTCGGACAGTTCTTTACAAACGATAACAGATCCTGATTTTCCGGGCGCATCCCAAGTTACTTTTCTTGATGGGTTTTTTCTAGTTAATAGACTTAATACGGCCCAGTTTTTTAAATCGGGCCTCAACAATGGTTTAACATGGGATGGCCTTGATTTTTCAGCAGCAGGATGGAAGCCGGATAATCTGGTAGGGATATTCTCCGACCATAGGGACCTATGGCTACCCGGTAAGGATGGGATAGAAATTTGGTACAATAATGGATCAACGACGGCGTTTCCTTTTTCGCGTCGTGAAGGAGCCGAAATCGAGGTAGGCCTTGCCGCCGCTAATAGCATGGACAATATCGATAATGCGGTTTTTTGGGTTGGCCGGAATGAGCAGGGCCAGGGCAGGATATTCCGGGCGCTCGGTTTTCAGGCTGTTGTAATTTCAACTCCGCCGATTACAGAGGCGATTAATTCGTACCCTGACATATCCGATATTATCGGAATGACCTATTTAGTAGACAGCCACCCAATGTATGAGATTTCATCTAAATCAGGAGATCAAACATGGGTGTTTGATTCATCGACTGAGCAATGGCATGAACGACAATCAAGAAGGACAGAGGCAGGAGGAAAATCCGTAACAGGTAGACACCGGGGACAGAACCATGTGTTTTTTGCCGGGAAACATCTTATGGGAGATCTTCAATCCGGGATAATATGGGAACACACAAGGAGCGTTTTCAAGGAAGGATCTTTTGTTATGCCGGCCATCCGGTCCACATTGGCCATGGAAAGCGAGCAAGATCAGATAACTGTCAATGAATTGCAAGTTTTATTTACTCCGGGCGTAGGCCTGCAATCCGGGCAAGGTAGTGATCCAGTGGTTATTATTTCATGGTCAAGAGATGGAGGTAAAACCTTTTCAAATGAACATGACATCTCGATCGGAAAGGTTGGGGAATATGAAAACCGGGCCAGGGTGTTGCAATTAGGCCAAGGACGGAATTGGGTTTTCAGAACAAAGATAACTGATGCTGTAAATCGCGATATTTTTGGAGCATACGCAATAATCGAGGTTGATTCAGCTTGAGGGAATTAAATGACAGAATTAACTCCAATAAACTTTCCTAGGTCT